AAAAGTGGCACCGTCTGTTACGGTGTATCGTGCAGGCTTACGAATGCGAAGTGCTGTACCGATCTTAGCGCCGTCTTGTGCAAACTGAGAGTCATACTGACGATCAATATTGCCGACAAAGTTAAGTTTTTGGTGAAGAACTCGCAAAGCTTCCCGCGTGATCATGCTTGGGGTTAATAGCGTATTACTAGCCATAATTTAGTTACCTTTAACGTATTTCCCCGGCGTTCCTTTTTGACATCCAGTCATCGATTGACAAAGTGTCAGGATTGATGGACGCAGCCTCGCCGCCACCTTGCAGCGGTTTAATTGGGGCTGGAGCTCCGGAGACGGTTTTTACAGAAGGCAAGGAAGCTTTCGCTTCTATCTTACCCAGCTCATAGGCTTGTACAGCAGGCGGTAAACTGGCTATTCGATACGACTCTGTAGGGTTACTTGCTAAGTGATAAGCAATTTCTGGCCCTGCATCGGAGGTTTGAATAACACCGGCCATATGGTCGGTAATAACTAAAGAGGGATTGCCAACAGCGGCATGATAGTCAGGGACTTTCTGGGCAAACTCGGCAGCTCTCAGATCAAACGCGCTCTTCTGTTGTTGCGCTATCACGTCTTGCTGTGTTTGTTTGTTTATCCCTACTGCTGCGTTACGTGCTAAGTCATAAATTTGCTTGGAGTATGCTGCCGATGCCGACTGATAAGCCTCGTCCGTATCAAAACTTAACGGGTTTGGCATAACAGGTAATTCAACTTCGGGCGCAACCTCAGGCTCTTTAGGCTTCTGCATACTTTCTATTTGTTTTTTATAGAAATCTGCTTCAGCTATAGCGCGCTGCTTTCCTTCTTTTTCAGTTTCTCGCTGTGTTACAAGCTCGTCGATACGTTTTTGAACGCCTTTAGGTTTGGCTTTCTCGGTAGTCTCTTCACCGGGGCTGTTAACCGTGCCCTCATCGGTACTGGTGGCTGAGTCCAGTAATTCTTCAGCCGGTTCGTTGGCAGATTCAACGGATAAAACTTCTGCTTGCACTTCTTCACTCATGGTTTTCGCTCCTCAGCGGATAAGCCCGAAAAAGCCTTTCGGTAGGCATAAAAAAACCCGCCGAAGCGGGTTCTTGTTGATAATTTTGTTTGTTGGGAAATCTATAACATGTTCAGAGTGATCTCATTCTCGATCTCTTGCGCCTGACCGTCTTGAACATCCTTGTAGGTCTTAGCCTCTTTAGATTCAATCTCGGCTTCTGCATCTCGTTTCTGAAGGTCTAATGCTTCTTGTTGCTCTGCCATAGCTGCTTGCTGCGCTTCCTGCGCCTCAGGTGATTCGTTATCACCGATAATCTCAGGCGGTATAGTCCGCTTTAATCGATCTGCAATTTCGTCAGCACCGGGCCAGTCCATGTTTCTCGCCAGTAGATCACTACTGACTTCAGCCGCTCCGGGTACTGCGCGAACAAAGTCAATCATTGAAGCAGCAGCTTCCATTTTCTGCGTTGCAAATGACGGACCAACGGTAATGGTAAGATCGTACTTACCTGTGGTCATGTCGTGCGCTAATATCTCGCCGCTTTCAGACTGAAATACCTGATTGATAGGCACCTCTTTAACCGATGAGTCCTCACCTAAAATGCGAACAATTCGAGGGGTATCGTATATTTTGGGAATAAGATCTAGCAGGATGTATCCTGTATGCTCTATCGCTACAGCTAGATTGTCTATCCATTCAAAAGTAGCGGTATCGCCTTCTCTCGCTCTCGCTAATATAGCTCTGCCTGACGTTTCATTTGAGCGATTACCAACGGCCGCATCATACAAACCGGTAGTGTTTTTAATATCATCGGCCGCTTGGTTACGCTGCTCTATCTCTGCCACATTCAGCGGTGCTGGCTGCTCTCGCTGTGGGCGCATACCCGGTGCATCTGGATCGGGTGTATAGGGTAAAAACGCTAAATTAGCCGTGTTTGCTTTCTCCCATAGCTTTTTATGACTAGAGAACATCTTGCTAGTACCGACATACGGCACCTTGGGTGCGAGCGCAATCTTCTCTGTGATCTGCGTAGTCCAGTAGTTATACATTCGCTGTGAGTCTTTGGCATAACGAATTAATGACACAAAGCGGCTACGATTCTCTAAAAACTCTTCAGGGCCAAACACACTCACAATGGGGATAATACTGCCCGCCCACTTCTTCGGCTTTTCTAGCTCGCTCACGCCGTCCAGTAGTGAACGATAGACCTCAAACGAATCCACGGTTTTGATATTAACAATCCGCTCATTACCTTGAAGCTCGTTAATATTGTCTTTGAAGTCGGTAACATCAATCACTTGCCCATCGTCTATCTGAGCAATGTATTTCTTAATAGGTCGCTTTTCCCAGTACGCCGCCACCCTTATCTTATCCTGCTCAAACCAGCCACCAGCCGACTCTCGATAAACAGGATCGTCCCAGTTTTGCGGAGCTTTATCAGGATACTTAGCCTCAAACGCTTCCTTGGTTATGCGCTCAACCACAAAGCAATACATAGCATCTGAGCGATCAAGCTCTTTTGCGTTAGCATCCCATATCACCGACATCGGGCTATCGATGCGTTTGATAAAGATATCTTGCTCAAATGAGCTATCGTCAGCGTAATCAGTACACACTTGCCAATGACCCATAGAACAAGTAGCTGTTTGCGAAAGCGCAGTCACATAAATATTACTTGCTCGGGACTGATCTTCAATGTTGCGTATCAACCCTTCAAATACTTTAGCTGTATCTTCAGTCGCATCCTTTGTTGGTCGCACTTTGATAGCGGGCTTGTTCTGTCGAGCATCACCGGTTATTTGACGAATATACTTAGGCAGCAAGTTAATCGTTAAACAAGGACGGCCCTCCGCCTCTCTCTGACGCTTTACCTCAGCAGGCCATTGATCACCACTGGCAAATCTTAAATCATCAGCAGCCAGCTCTAGCGATTCACGAGCACCCTCTTCGGCTAGACGATAACGCTCTTTAGCCTGTTGGAGATGTTCGCTCACGACATCCACCCGCTACTTGCAGGCAGCATATCGCTAAAATCTTCTTCATCATTCGCAGCTGATGGGAATAGAAAGGTTGCTCCCCACACCATTGCGTCAGCACGATCCGGCGATGCACCGCCGGTGTAACCTGATACCGTCATGGCGCACAATTGATCCTCAAGCTCAGGAAACGAACCACCAAACCGCAGCTTGCCGTCATCGGTTAATACAGAGATAGGCTCGGCTCTCACCACTTTACCGCGAGTCGCCGTAACTGCTGTGAAAGGAACGTTTGCATTCTCTGCTTTAATAACTGCTTCAACCATTGCACCACCGTAATTAATTTCTGCCACAATTCGATCCGCTTTCCAGCGCTCATAAGCACTGAATGCAATCTTGGCCCATCCGCTAGGGCCAAAGCGGCCCGATAAATCCTCTAGTACGTATAACTTGCCGTCAGTTGCTAAACCCATAACAACAATGCCTACTTCATCTGAGCGCTCACCCTCTTTACCCGAGCACCCACTTGGGTCGATAGCGACGACAATGCGCTGCATTGAGGGCAACTCATCCATATAGCGCTGCTTTTCAATACTCTCAATTGACCAAAGCGCACCCTCTGTTGCATCTGCATAACCGCCTTCAAGAAAGCGTTTGCGCATAGTGGGTGACATATTGTTTAAGCGTTTTAGATAGGTAGGGCTAAGATTCTCAACGTTGTCCGTTGGGTTCATCTTGATAAACTGATACTGCTCTTTATCAGCCAAAGGCCGCTTAGTTTTAGGATCTAAACCTTTATGCCAAATCACATACGAGTAATGAGCAGTCGATGGTGGATTACAGTCGTAATAAGCTTTTAGTCTTAAGCCGCAATTCTGCGCCAATCGTGTTAATGCAATCTCTATCGATGTATAGGGTATCTGTGAGATCTCGTTAAATAACATCGTTGCGTATTCTTGACCTAACACCTTTTCCGTGCGGTCTTTATCATCCAATCCACCAAACCAAATCTCTGACCCATTAGGGAATCGGTAGAACCAATCGGTCTTATCTAATCGGCAATGCTCAGCAACACCCGGAAAGCACAAATCCATCATTTTAGGTAGCGTGTCATAAATGATCGACGCTTTAATATGATTGAATCGTAATCTGAATATCGCATGGCGACTGTTTGGTACTGCTAGTGCGCGTGTAGCAATGGCACGTAAAGCAATAAAGGTCTTGCCTGATCTTGATCCGCCTTCTAATAGAATATCTTGGGCGTCAGAGGCTAGTAGTGCGTTGGCTGCTATTTGTTTATCAGTAAGCTTAAAGGAGGTTGGCATCGATTGAATCGATAGTGACCGTCACTTGACTTGAGGTCTCAGTCTTATCAGTAAACAACTTAAGGTGCTTACCTATACGCTCTAAGTTCTGACCTTTATCTGCCAGCTTCACCCTAGTCTCAATAATCGTGTCGTCATCTCCATCCTTCCCTGCAATTCTACGAGTCGTTATCTCAGTGATTGCAGCAGCATGATCACGGTCAAGGTCACTGATCGTCTTCAGACCGTCTGTGCCTTCAACTATAAAATCCTGCACGTTATACGTGCCAAGCTTACAAAGTTCAGCCAGCACCATCTCAGCGTCTATGCCGACCGATATAGCCCTTGCATCCATCCCTTTCTGGATACGCTCAGCCACCTTAGCATTTGTTAGCAGTCGGCTACCTTCTACGCTAGCTGAATCTTCTGCGTAACCCGCACGTATAGCGGCCTGTGTTCCATTGCGGTCAACGAGATACTCTTTGCAGAATAAAGCCTGTTTGGGAGTAAGCTTTTCACTCATTGAGTCTTCACTCGTATAGTGATTGATTGCTTGAATGTTCTACCCATACTTGTAGTTACCGTGTTAGTGAGTTCGTAGTTAACGCCGTTTGTGCCGCCGCTTATCCATACTGTTGCTGATTGACTATTGAATGACGACTTCACCTCTGTCAGCCCAGCAGGTACGTTCCAAGCCGAAGTTTGGATAGAGTCAATGCCGTCTTGGAAGTAGTTGCCGACACCGTTAAGTTGTGGCCAGATGATTTGATAGTCTTCTACTGAGTTAGGGTCTTTGAAGAAAGTACCCTCGCCTCGTCTTATGCCATTAGAGATATAGGCTCTAGCTGTCATAATTAATCGCAGCTGCGCCCGCTGTTGCCGACTTTCTTAATCGAAAATCACCGGGGCCGTTAATAGTGCCTCTCTGTGCGCCTGCATCTAAAATGACACAACCGTTTCCCGTGTTACAAGGCTCAAAATTGGCGCCATCAGGTGCGTGAAGCAAAATAACACTCTCATCACCCTTAAACTTACGGTCACTTGTAATTTGTATCGATGCGCCGGAAGCAATCGAGATAGTTCCCGAATCGGCTTGGTTAGTCGTTGATGCTATAGCTGATGTTGCCATGATTACCTCGAGAGAATATTTCTACTTATAATGTTGTGAGTGATAATGTCGCTAAGCAGTGATGAATCACCCGGCGGCGTTGGTGGCGCTGATGTCGTTCCTGTCTGCTCTGCAAAGGGCCCCCATGTATCATCCGTTGAATCCCATGCGCGCACATCAAATGTGTCACCGTCGA